GACCTACTTCATTTTTTCTATCTCCTTTTCTTACTTCAATCTTTTGTTGCCACATCATTACCTTATGTGGAGTCATTGGTCTATACCATGCAGTGTGTTCATTTAGGAAAGCAGCATATTCATCTAAGAACTTCCATGAACCTTTCTCATTTATATAGTCTTTAAGACTTGCTCCTATCTTTAGAGTGACCCCAGCTTCAAACCAAATCTGATTTAGTAGCTTAGCCATGTGAAAATAAGAAGAAGCAATCTGTCTTTTTTTTAGAATAGCTACATGCTTATAGTTGAGCTCTGCCAATAATTCATAGAGGGCCATGTGATACTGGGCATCACGTATTTTTGCAAAGTCAAAAATTTGTTGTTCCTTATCAAATATTGGTAAGAAGTTGAGCCACATATAATAATCTCTTGTAACATACCAGGTGTTTTCTCCTGATCTATAGATAACTCCTCTTCTGCATTTAAGTTTTTGATCATCCCAGTAATTGACAAAATCTTTGGATTTAAAGGGAGAGTCGCAATAATATCCATTTGCTCTAAATTTTCTGGATTCAGAATTAAATAATAAACTAGTTTCATCAAAATTATATTTACCAGGTTCTTTAAAAATATCTCTTAAAAATGTAGCAAACTCTTCTCTTGAGGAAAAGTCTGTAATTGTCCAAGTTCCATTATCATAAGTAGGTATGTTTTCAAATATCTCCATTATTGATCATATGCCATTCCAATACCTCCCCTAACTCTACTAGATTGTTCTTCCTGTAGGTCTTTATATGCACCTTTAAAAGATGCTCTAATTTGTTCAAAGTTTTTAGCTGCAGCTACAAGAGAGTTAATATTACCATCCCTACCATGTGTAATGGGTGTAGTCTCCATATATCTAGCTAATCTATCTAACATAGATGCAATACCCTTATATGCTCTAGATGTAGGTGTTTCATACATTCTTTGACAAAACTGTAGGGCTATATGGATATCTTCATCTTCAGTAGAAAAGTCTGCATCTATTTGTTCAAGAATAAGGGATTCTTTATCTAAATCAGGTGTATAAAAGAATGGGTTTAAATCTGGATTAGGACATGTCATGTAAAATAAATACTGATATATCTTGATGTAATTATCAGGATAATTATCCATGACATCTTTTAATGCTTTTAATGTATAGCAATGTTCTGTCGGAATTACTTTACCATTCTGTATGTCAAATAGTTTTACAATCATTTCTTTTTAATATTTTGTCTGTTATCATGTAAATAGTGCATAATTGCTGCAACCTCATCTTTTAAATATGGTATTTCTATTTGCACTACATCTTTAACAATAGGGTCTTCATTATCATCATATTTTGTAAGTGGATATCCATATCTATCTTCTCCTTCTGTTTCAAAGAGTATATGATGAATAAACATTCTTCCTGGTTGCAATTTAGGATTATGTTTTAGTATCATATACATATAGATACTTAACTGTAAAGAGTAATGATTAAAATTACAGTCATCTAAATTAGATAAAGGAGGGAGTAATTTTTCAGAAACTCCCTCCCAATCTTTGTAAGATTCAGTCTTAATCTCTTTGTTTGTTTTATAATCAATAATGTTTACTCTACCATTGACTACTTCTACGAGATCTGACTGACCACAGATGCCTGCTGATTTAAGATAAACCATATGCTCTGGATACACGCCTGGTTCTAATTTTTGTGAAGGAGCTGTCTTAATTCCATTTGTTAAATCATTAGGTTTAAATATTGGAACTGTAACACCTTCTCTTTCCATTGAAGCTAAAGAGCATAAGTCAGCTTCTCTTTGGTTATGATAGTATGTACCAAGAGTTACTGCTCTTTCTGATTCAGCATTCCAAATAGAGACAATATCTTTTGGATTAAGACCATACCACTTTGATCTCTTATTCTTACAGACCTTCTTTGCTATTTTTTCTGCGTCAAAAGGTTTTTTAAAATGAGAGACTAGTGTAGTAACACTTATCCAATTAATCTCTGAGCCATCATTGCTTTTATAGCTATGATCTTTGGCATTAAATACTATACTCATAGTTTATCTAATTGTTCTTCTTGCTCTTCAGTAATTATAGCTTGCCATTTACCTAAAGGGCAGTCTGATGATAATGATCTAGTTTTAAAAGCTAGTGAACATCCACATTCATTGCAGCAAGGAGCTGTACCTTTTACTGCACACTTTTTACCTTTGCTAGGACATTCATCACAGATGTCATATCTTAACCTAGATATTTCCTCTACTGTTTCATCTCTAATGATGGAGTTTTTAATACCCTCAAATATTTGAGATCTATTTTGCCAAATTAAATTAAGTACGTTCTTCATTATTTTTGGTTTTTAAAAATTTTTCTTTTTTAATTTCTGCTTCTTTTAATTTAGTAGTCAACTTTAATAATAATTCAAGTTTACTTTCCATACCCTTTTTATTATGGTAAGCCTTAAATGTAGAAGTATCATGATTGTCTAAAGATTTATTTATTCTATCAATTGCACCAGATACTGTTTTTGGTTTTATTACAAATTGACCTAAACCATCAATGTTTATTCTTGGATATTCTAAATTAGTAAGTAGTCTTCTAACATCTTTATAATAAAACTCTACTAAGTCTTCTACTAAATCCTTACTTACATTTAATTCTTCAGAAACATTATCATATATCCTTTTAGGCTTTCTTGGATTCATCTCCTAAAAATTTATAATCTAAAAGAATAGTTCCTTCTGTCTGAATTTTTAAATCTGGATTTAGTTTAATTAACTTTTTGTTAGATACATCTTTTACAACTAAACTGTTTTTTTCAGATTTGTTTATACTATTTCTTACAGTTTGTGGAGACTTAAAGATAGGATCATCCTCAGATGATGCATCATAACAAAAGTCTGTTAATTCTATTGGTTCATTAAAACTTAATAAAGTCAAGCAATTAAGATCTGAGTCACTAAGATTAATTCTCTTAATGTAGCAGTGTGTAAGAATTTGGAATTTAACTACATCCCATTTAGACATTCTTACTCTCTTCTGTACTTGATTTACTAAAGCCATTATTATCCTCTTTTAAGCTTTCTACCCTCAGATTTTGTAGGTTCAGTTGATTCATTTATTTCTTCTAAATCTTCTTCTGAATTTTGAGGATTCATCATCATTGCAAACTGATATTGAATACTAGATCTTTTAAATCTTGTTTCATCAATTTCCAAAAGCATTTTTTCATAATCTAGTTGAGCTTTTAAATAAGGCATTGAATTTCTATAAAACTCAAGCATTTTTTCTTTTTGCTCTTCAATTTGTTCAGGGGTCATCTCCATTTCTGGTTGTTGATTTGTTGTTTCCATGTTAGTTTAATTTAAGTTACTTTACACAAATATACTATAAAAGTTTAAATAGAAAAGATTTAAACAAAAAAATCCAGGCATACTATATACCTGGATTACCTTATATAGAGAAGATAAAGTATTATCTATTTTTAATTGTGAAGTTTAATATTGATAATAAATAAAAGTTTCTAGATATATCCATTTCAAATGAGAAGATATCTAATGAAGAAATTCTTATTCTTATCATTATTTTATCCCATTGTTTTGTGGATGATTTCCAAGAGTTTCTAAATTTCATATTATAGGTTTTTTAACATTTGTATTACTTTAGGATCTGGATACATATCACTCTTATCTTTTCTAACTGAGTTGTGGGTATATATACCAGGTGTTCCTTTAAATGCTTCTTTATCAATAGCCCATATTTCTGATCTGTAAGTTTTAGGAATATCATATGTCTCACATAAATATTCTACTAATTGTCTTAAAGATTCAATCTGTGCATCTGAATATTTATACCAATATTTGGTACCTTTAAATGGTGTCTCAAGAGTTGTTACATTCTCTGGTTTAACCACACCATTTACATAGTTATAGTATTTACCATTACGGAGTTTTAATGGACCCCAGTTACAAACTTCTATACCTACAGAAAGTTTATTTAAGTTTTGGTATTTAGCTCCGTTCTTAACAAAATCTTCTGAATCTATACCTAAATGATAAGCCCAGTGTTTAGATGAGAAACATTGTACTATGTTTCCATTTTCACCAATAACAAATGCAGTTGCTATTCTTGTATCATTACTATTCCAATATTGTGATACTGCTACTGCATTGCCTCCACCTGCTGTATGATGCAGATAGATTTGTGTCTTTTTAGACTCTTCAGCAAAAAATTGATCTGAGTCTAATCTTGCTTGTATAATTTTATTTATATCTAGTTTCATTAGTTTTTAATTTCTTTATGAAAATCAGAAAAATCTTTTAAACCCTTTTTAAGTTTTCTTACTGTTTCACAAGATTTTTTAAGAACGTTGTTACCTGTAATATCAAACCAATTTTCATTAATAGATGCTAATTCTATAATTGCAAATATACCAAGAAGAATGTTTGTAAATATTGCAGGTGTTGTAATCATAAAAGAAAAATTTAAAAATGAAAGTATACCATTAGCAAATGGTGTAAGCGCATAGTAATCTAAAGGAAAAATTGCACCTGCTGCAATGTAATAGCCAAGAGCTTTATATACATATCCTTGTCTAAGAATTTTAGATTTAAATACTTCTCTATATTTTCTATTACTTTCTTTAGCTATTTTTTTAAGTGAAATTAGTTTAACTACTGTATCTATAAATATGATAAACATTAATATTATTGCCATTAGTTCTACTGGAGCAAAGAAAGAAGATATTCCTAAAACCCATAATGATATTTTTGTTCTCATATTCTTCTAAATTTATTTTTAATCACACGATATATAATATATAATATAATAAATAACCACAATATACCACCACTCCAACCAAGGAAAATTAAAATCCCAGGTGTATATTTTATCTTTTCAGGTTTTAGTGTTTTAGTTACTACTTGTGTTTTATAAACTGTATTACCAGGTACAAGTTTATAAATAGTATCTGTCTTAGCAATTACTTTGTATTTATTGTTCTTTATTCTAGCTTGGAGCTTAAGTATTGTTCCATCTTTTTCAGATAGTCTAGAAGCATAAACATTACCAAGAGAATCACAAAATAAAGTATCTTCTATAAATACAGTTTCTCCTGGGATTTCTATTGTGGTATCTTTATATTGTATTACTGTAACTGTACTATCTTTTTGAGTACATAGTGGACAGTATTTAGCTAATTTTTTTTCTATTGAGCAACTTGTAACTATTACAATCAGTAATGAAAAAAATAAAAACTTTTTCATTTATACAGTGTGTATAATAAATGCAACAACACCAACACCGTCATAAACAATATTTTGAGATATCAGTTGACTATTGGGATTAGCTACAAATAAAGCTTGAATTTGAGCAGCTAATCCAAGAGCTGTAACATCTGTAAAAGTGCTTATTGTTAAATTACTAAATGTGTTTTTAGTATTAATTTCTGATAATTGGTTACAAGCACAATCTAAACCTTTAAGTGATTGCAATTGATATGGAAAGTTATTTCCTTTATTTCCATAATCTTTTAAATTTCCTACTGACATAATTAATATGTTTTATATAAAGTTAGTATTTCTGTATATATAGAATTTAAAGCACTTGTTGAACTCCATTCTACAGTTATATTTAATGTATTTGATATTGTAGTATCAAAAGTTGTATTATTTACAAGACTAAAGTCTGATCCTTCAAAAGCATTTGATGCATTCTTAGAGTAAGTAAATTGACCTCCAGAAGCAATAGATGCAACACCTGCTGCACCTAATGATCTTATAGTAAAGTTTAGACTCATATCAAAATGCTTACTAGTAATATTAGGCATGGTCACTACACCTGTATCGCCAAGTAAAATTGATCCTGCTTTAACTCTAATTCTTATTGTATCATTATTTTTTGCAGATATGTGACCCATAATATCTACTCTAAAACTATCGCCTACTTGAAAAACATTAGCAGGAATAGTTAATGAACCAACACCTGCACCAATTATTGTTGATTCAGTTATTGTTGCAGTTACTATAGGACCATTAGCCGTTTGAGTAAATAAACCCGTACTTGCAGGAGGTAAATATGGAACTATTCCTGCTGCTACAACACTTACCGGTACTGCAGTAGGTTTATAATTACCATCATATTTACCATCTTTTGTACCAACAACAAATAAGTCATCAGTTTCCAGGACAGTTTTAACCATCCTGGATTTGATGAGATTAAATATATTGGTAAGATTATTAAGCATTATGAGTTAATAATCGCAAAATGAATTAACACAGGAGCATTAAGTGCATTAATAGTATCAACATTAGTAATTACTAATACTAATGAACCATTAGTTAAAGTGTTAAAACTAACTACTGGAAATCCTGTACCAGAATATTCAACAGTTAAAAGAACAGTTGATCTACCAGTAATATGCGTATTATTAAAAGTAAAAATTTCTTGCCCTGATGTAGCAGTAGTAAGAGATACTGTTTCTACAACACCATTGTGAGCATCTAAAGTAACTGGATTAGTAGGTACAATTAATTGAGTAACTTTACCGTTATTATACAATGTTTGTAAAGGTTCTGCATTTACTGCTATTGGCAACCAAGCATCATCTCTACTAGGATCCTTAGATCCAATTGCTAACAGGTTAGGAACATCTGTTGGAAGAGTTTCTCTATAGTTTCCTGCTTTAATCCAGGAGATAAAATTTAAAACATCCATGACTTTTTGTTTTTATATATTATTATTAAATTCTTACAACTGATAAATATCTAGCTCCAATTTGGTCTGTTGCACTTGATTGAACTGTAACTACAACATATATGTTTTGAGTCCAATCAATTGTTCCAACTGACATACCATTATCAAATATACTTGAATTATATGTAGCTGCATTTGCTCCAATTCCAGAGTCTGAAAAGCCATCACTTGGAAGACCCAATGGTAAAAATTGTGCAAATGATCCTGAGAAGAAAACATCTTTTTCAATTTTTACAATTTTTTGACCTGAACCATTAGTTGCTGTATCAACTTCAGCAATTAATGTTGCTCCTGCAGTAAAATAATCAATCCCTTGAAAAGGAACATTATTTGAAATGTACACTCTTACAACCATAGTGTTTGCAGATGCTACTTTTTGTAAAGCAGTTTTAATTGCAAAAATTGGTCTAATAGAATTATTAAAAGTATTAGCGGGTATTGTTGAAAAAGAAACAACTGTATTGAATGGTGAAGATGCTGAAACTAATCCTGATGGTACTACACTAAAATTAGGATTTGAACTTCCTGCAGGTCCAACAGGACCTTGGATTCCTTGAGGACCTTGAGGACCGGTAGCACCTTGTGAAGCTAATAGTGCCCAATTTAAAGGATCAGAAGCAGGGTTTGTAGGGGAGGGTCCAACAGGATTAATACAAAAATATGATGCTCCACCAAAACCTACTGCATCATTTAATACATAAACTCCAGCTGCTGACCATGATCCTTGCCAGTTAAGCCCTGCTGGTCCTACTGGTCCTGGTACACCTTGAGGTCCAATTGGACCTTGTGCACCAGCTGGTATATTTGCTGCAACTTGTGTTGTAAAATTTTGTACAGAAATTGCACCTGTTAAATATTCATCATCTCTTCTATCATCTTGAAGAGCTACAGGCAGTAATGTTTTATTAGGGTCAACAGAGTTAACTACTCTACGACCTCTAATCCAACTAATAAAATTTAAGATATCCATTTCTAAATAATTATATATATTATATCTATAATATAATAAAAATTATTTAGATAACAAACTATTTACTAAATCTTTTGGGATACATACGGTGGTACCCTCAGTGGTGAATATATGAATGTATATCTCATCAACCTCCTCCCATTCAGTGAAGGTGTAGGTAATATCGTTCACTGTTACGCTATGCATACTTTTGTACTATTACTCTTTTCCATGCTGCTATATCAGTGGCTGAGGATGAATGCTGAACGGTAAAGATGAGGTAATTATCTACGGTCTTATTGAAAGGTATTAAGCTAATGGCACTGATAGTGTAGTCATTAGATGCACTTGTACCTGTTGTAAAACAATTCATGTTGTTTAGGTCCACATATATGTTGCGTTCAAACCTTTGGAACCTTACGGTAGTACCCATTGAACCTGCTGAACCGAGAAAGGTAGCACCCGTTAAGTTGTTGGTGGTGTTTATGTAAAATCTAAATGCTGTTGAACCTGTACCACTGACATTAGTCCTGTCTATGAAGGCCTTAATATAGATGGTGTTAGTCGTAGCAATAGAATTGGCAGGTATCAATACAGTTGCACTGATGGTATTATTCAATCCATTGACACCTAAGCCATAAGCACTTCCAATAGTTGTGGGGTCACTACTACCTGTAACAGTTAGGTTTCCACTACCAAGTACTGAGGCTCCGTTGATGGTCTTAATGTTGGTACTGCTAATTAATGTTGGTTGGTAAGTACTAGCTGCTGTTGCTGCTGTAAGATATGGTCCTAGTGCTGAAGAATCAATATACCCTGAAGGATTAGTAATAGAGTAATACTGTAAATCATAAGTGGGTATACCATTATTCCATACAACTCCTGGGTTAGGATAGCTACCAGAAAGATCCCCACCTGCAGGTCCTGTAGGAGATCCCCCGCCACCAGAAGTTTTTGGCTTACCATCTGGGCCAGTAATTTCTACACCACCACCAAATATATTTCCGTTTTTATCTATTACTTGCATATGTTAAACATAATCTATACCGTAAACATAATAAGAAGTTC